TGTGGTATAATAGCAACAAAGGAAACAAACAATGACCTACTTAGAATTAGTTAACGCAGTGCTCCGAAGACTGCGAGAGAGCGAGGTTACCTCAGTACAAAGTGTGGGCACTTCTAACGCTTACGCTCGCCTCATCGGTGACTTTGTTAATGACGCTAAGAACCAAGTTGAGAACGCTTTTGACTGGAGTGCATTGCGGACGACCTTAACTTTAAATACCACTGCTGATGTATTTAGTTATGAGTTAAATGGCAGTCAGAATAGCTTTAAGGTGTTAAACGTATTAAACGACACCGATAACCTTGTCATGCAGTATAAGACTGGTGATTGGTTTGACCGTGAGTTTCTGTTGTCTGACCCTCAAAAAGGTACTCCGTACTTCTACAACTTTAACGGTGTGTCCACTGATGGCGATACACAGGTAGATATATACCCAATCCCTGATGCTGTGTACACGCTACGCTTTAACATCACTATGCGTAATCTCGCGTTGTCGGCTGATGCAGATAGGACCGTACTCCCTACCCGTCCTATCATATTGTTAGCCACAGCGTTAGCAATTGAGGAACGGGGCGAAGACGGTGGAAAGCAGAGCATTAATGGTTATGCTTCAGGGTTAAGCTCATTAGCGGACGAGATTGCTATGGATGCAGCTCGGCACCCTGAAGACACAATCTGGTATCCCGTATGAAACAACTTCAAACACTGTCCATCGTATCCCCCGGTTTCTTTGGTATAAACACACAAGAGAGTGGTGTTACATTATCACCCAACTTTGCTCAACTAACCGACAATGTTATTATTGACAAGTATGGTCGTCTAGGTGCTCGTAAGGGTTGGATAATGAAAACAACCACAGGTGCCGCTACCCTTAGTGGTGCTACTATTGACTTTATGATGGAGCATGTGAACGCTGATAACTCTACTGTTGTCTTGTCCGGCTCTGTTAATAAGATATTTAAAAATGGTGTTGATGCCGTACTAACAGACGTAACACCAGCAGGGTACACAATATCCGCTGATGGATGGAAGGGTGCTTCACTTAACGATAAGTCAATGTTGTGTCAAGAAGGTCATGAACCTTTAATCTACTCAGAGGCAGCGTCACCAGCCACAAAGACCTTAGCAGTCCACACAAGCACAACAGCCTCCTTCGGTACTAGCTACCCTCGTGATGTTATAGCCGCTTACGGTCGGTTCTGGGCGCATGATGGTAAAACAATCTACTGGTCTACGGACATAGCAGACACAGCATTTCCAGCCTTTGCAGCGGGGTCTAGTGGTCTTTTAAACATAGCCTCTGTACTGCCTAACAACGTAGATACTATTGTAGCCTTAGCGGTTCATAATAACTTCCTAATTATCTTCTGTCGTCATAACATTATTGTTTACTCGGGTGCTGATAACCCATCAGGGGCTTTCGGTCTTAATGATATTATTGTCGGTGTTGGTTGTATTGCTCGTGATAGTGTTGTACATACTGGTGCTGATCTAATCTTCTTATCTGATACAGGTGTCCGTAGTTTGGGTCGTGTTATTCAAGAAAAGTCATTACCTGTACGCGACCTAACAAAGAATGTACGTGATGATTTGATTTCGGATATATTGGAAGAACAACGTATTTCAGGTTCTACTGATAATGTCCGTGGTGTATATTCAGAGACAAATGCCTTCTACCTGTTATCTTTCCCTGCCCTTGAAACTGTCTTTGTATTAGACATGCGTCAAGCGCTTGAAGATGGGGCTGCTCGTATCACTGTCTGGTACTCCTATAAGGCATCTTCTTTTCTACGTAGACGCAACCGTGATTTGTTAATTGGCAAGGCAAACGGAATTGGTCTGTACGGTGGGTATGATGATAACAATGAATCTTACCGACTGCGTTACAGTTCTCACTATCTTGACCTAGGCGACCCTACAACAGTGAAGCTGCTAAAACAAATCAAGGCAACAGTTGTAGGCGGAAGTAACCAATCATTTGTTATTAAGGCTGGCTTCGATTATACCAACAACTCAAAGTCTTACCCGTTTCGTTTAGAGACAGGTGTAGTTTTTGAGTATGGAATTACTGAGTATAACATTGGTTCTTATTCAGTAGGGATTGTGCTAGACACTGTTAAAAGTAGCGTAGGCGGTAGCGGTAATACAATCCAGATTGGTTTTGAAGCTGATGTTAATGGTGATGAGTTATCAATTCAAAAGTTAGATATTTTCCTCAAAACAGGAAGGACAATTTAAATGAGTAATTATGTAAAGAGTACAGACTTTGCGGGTAAGGACGGATTAACATCTGGCGACCCTGCTAAGATTGTTAAGGGTACGGAGATTGATGATGAGTTTGATGCCCTAGCCGCCGCCATCAATAGTAAAGCTAATACAAACAGCCCTGCATTAACAGGAGCACCTACAGCACCTACAGCAACAGCGGGAACTAATAGCACACAACTAGCAACGACTGCTTTTGTTACTAATAAAGTTAATCTATCTGCTTTTACATTGATAGAGAGTGGTACTGATTTGTTAGTTAAGTATAATGGTACAACTATTGCTAAAATCACTTCCGCTGGTGCTTTTGTTGCTAAAAATGATGTGACTGCTTTTGGGAGTTTATAATGGCTATTCAAGGTTCAGGGCTTATTAAACTCTCTGACTTACAGGCTGAATTTACAGGTAGTAACCCTATTAGTATGTCTGAATACTACCGTAATGGTATTTATGTCACAGCTAATAACACAAGCGTTCCTACCTCTGGCTCTACAAGTCTTAGTAACTATTACAACGCTGTAAGGCAGTTTGCTTTTTCTATTTTATCAAGTTATACAACAACTCAAGATTTACGCGCTTTAGCATTGTCTGCTGGATGGGATGGGTCTGCTCCTGTTGTTGCAACTATTAACTCTGGTGTGACCATAAGAGGCGCTATTGGCGGAGGCGGAGGTGGTGGCGCATCTGTTGTTCCATATGGGTCTAACGGTATAGCTGGTTCTGCGGGTTCAGTTGGTTTAACTGTCTCTGGCTCATTCCCCGGTGGTGTTAGTTTGATAAATAACGGCACTGTTTATGGTGGCGGTGGCGGTGGCGGCGCTGGTGGCTCGACTGGTGCTGGCGGGGGTGGCGGAGCTGGCGGAGCTGCTTTAAGTATATCTGTACCCATATCTATCACTAACAACAGCGTCTTTAGCGGTGGTGGCGGTGGCGGTGGCGGTGGTAGTGCTTGGGGTACTGGTGGTATTGTTCGCTCAGGTGGCGGTGGCGGCGGTGGTGCTGTCTACGGCCAATATGGTTCTGGTGGTAATTGGGAAGGTATTGACGGAGGCTCCGGAGGTAGTGGTACTGAAACCGCTGGTGGTGCTGGCGGTTATAATGACCAGAATAAGTCTACCGGCGGTGTGGGCGGAGCAAGAGGTGCGGTAGGAGCTACGCCTTACAACTCCTTTACTGGCGGTTATGGGGGCGCTGGCGGCGCTGGTGGTTCTTCCGTGGCAGGCAACTCTTATGTTACATGGGTTGCTACCGGAACTCGTTACGGCGCTTTAACCTGATGAAAATACCTGTTATAATTACTGACTTCTTTACCATATATACCGAGGCAGTTCAAGACGATGTTTTTATTCATATGGATGTCCTTAAATGGAATAAAAAGATAAGAAGCCAGTTTATAACAGAATGGAACGACTGGGCTAATAAACAAGGCAGGGATTTATTTGGTATGCCTTTCATAGATAATGACAAGATGGTTAAATGGTCTAAAGTATGTGGCTTTGACTTATTCGATAACTATACCTGTACAGATGGTGTAGTAAGAAAACTTTATATTTGGAGAAATACAAATGGGTGAAATAGTAGGCGCAGTAATTGGCGGGAATGCCACAAAAAGAGCAGCCTCAACCGCTGCAAATGCTCAGATAGAATCGTCAAGAATGGCAGCGGAGGCGGCTAAGTTTAGGCCATATGCTATTACCAGTGGCTTTGGTAAGAGTATGTTTGATACGGAAAACGACACAGCTTCTTACGAACTTGACCCACAACTAGCTGCTTATAGAGATCAGTTGTATGGGCTAAGTCAGCAAGGGATGGGGAATATTAATTTAGACACCACACAAGCGGCTCAAAACTATTATAACCAACAGCAGGATTTAATGGCTGGAGGTCGAGGTGCTGAAGACATAGCCCTACGCCAGCAACAATTACAAGGTGGTCGTATTGGTTTAGGATTATCAGGTGCTTCACAAGGTGCTGGGGCAGGAACAGGGTTTGTTAATCCTGAACAGTACCAGATGCAATTAGCTAGAGCGCAGACTGACCAACAACTAGCGGCTAATTCAGATCAAATGGCTAGAGGGCAGTTGGATAGTGACATTGCTCGTGCTACTGGGTTGTTTAACACAGGTGCGGGTGTGGAGCAGCTAGGTCAATCCGCACTGACAATGGGTGCTGACATCGGTAATAAGCAAGCTGCGGGTCAAAACGCACAAGCTAGTGCATTGTTACAAGGCGGAATGGGCGCTGCTCAAGCTAACTTGGCTGGTGGTTTAGGGCAGGGAGCAATGTTTAACAATATAGGGAAGTCCGTAGGTAATATGGGTTATAGTACTAGTGACATATACAAAAGAATGTTTAGCCCTAAAAACGATATGTATAGTGGCTCATCAATGCAATACGAATAAGGAAACACAATGGCTACAAATATTGCAGGATTATTTGGGAACACCTCTAAAAGCCCTATGGACTACCAGAACGAGATGCTTCAAGGTATGCTTGTCTCTCCCGGTCAAATGGGAAGCCAAGGACTTCTACAGCAAGTTGTCTCACAGATGGGTAACGCAGGGGCGCAGATAGGTGCTGGCGTTGGTGGCTTACTTGGTGGTAAGACTTCAGCTCAAGTGCGGGACTCTAGTATCAACGATGCGCTCCAACGTGTATCTCAGGGTGGTTATGCCACTGAGTTTGAGAAGATGAAGGCGTTGTCAGAAGAGTTTGGTCGAATGGGTATGGGTGCTGAATCTCAACAAGCATTGGATAGGGCTTCCTCTTTACAGATGAATGAGCTTAACATCCAGAAAGCACAGAAAGATTTAAAGCAACCAGAGTACAAAGACTTCACATCCATAAGAATGGTTATGAATGCATCGACAGGACAGGTGGAGCCTAAGGAGTTTAAAGAAACACGTAGGTTACAGGCTGATGGTTCTTACCGAGCTGAAGACGGAGGTGCGGAAACTACGGGGAACCCTGAAGGTCCTGCGTTAACCGGACCACAACAAGAACGTGTTGATCGGAATGCGCGAACGACTGGTGGTGGTGGTGGTGGTGGTGGAGGCGCTCAGTCTTTCCCAGTACCTCAACAACAAGCTACGCCCGGACAACCTATACCTCAGCAAGGTGTAGGGCGTGCTCAGCTAAATCAACCACAACAACTTGAACAACAATACTACGACCAACAAGCGGATATGCAACGGAGACAAAAAGCTGCGGATACAGAGGCGGAAGTTGATAGGTTACAACGTGAGATGCCTATCCCGCCTTTCAAGTCTATAGCGGCTAAAGAGGCAGCAATGGCTAGAGCAGTTCAGGCTGGGGATGCTACATTAGCTCGTAGAATTAATCAGACCCCTCCGTTTTCAAATTAAAGAGAGTACAGCATGGCAGCCACTGAATTTAGAGAAGGTATTGATTGGAAGTTAGTACCTGATGCGGACTTGGATTTTATAATTGCTAATGATTATCCTTCAGTGTCAGACGCTACACTCGACTACTTAAACGATGAAGGCAGTTCGATGGATGCCTTCACTGCCAATGCTGGTCGGGCAATTACTTCAGGTCTTCGTGGCCTTGGTATCTACCGACCAGACGAAGCAGAGGATTTGGACGCAGAACGTAGGGCGAGGATGTTACAGGACACTAATCCCGCTATGGCTATATTGGGTGGTGTTGTAGGTGGAGTTGCTGAACCAGTTTCTTTACCCTTTTTCTTCCTAAAACCTATTAAAATAGCAGGGGCTATTGCAACCGCAGCCGCCCGTGGTACTGTCTCTGGTGCTATCTACGGTGGTATTGAACCTGTCTATGATGAGTTCAACGACAGCCGTATGCTTAACATAGGTGTGGGTGCGGCTTTTGGTGGTGTTATCGGCGCAGTGGCGGGTAAGATTGCATCTAAGTTTGGATTCGACCCTAAGTCCCCTACATTAAAAGACGACATAGCTAAAGCTCCTGAAGAGACGCAAGCTAGGATGGAAGCGGAGATGGAGGCCGAGATAGATGCCAACAAGGTGGTTAATTCCCCAGAAGAAGCACCTAGAATGTTAGGCTGGAATGGTAAGACAACCGAGGCAGAAGAAGTTAACATTGACTTCGGTG